TGCCTCGAACGTATTGCGGATACCGCCGTTCGGGAAACTGGAAGCGTCCGGGTCCTGCTGCACGAGCCGGTTGCCGGGGGATTCCCCCATCCCGCCCCCCTCCCCGCCATAAAAATTGTTCCGCATTTTGCACGCCGGCCCGTCATCTTGTGGACTTTCGGAATTATGGCTGTGTCCTTGGCTCTCTTGTCTCCGGGCCAAGTCCTAACAAATTTCGTTGTTTGTCTGTTGCTCTCGATCTACGCATTGAGCTATGGCGTCCAGAGCGTATTGGATTATGTTTATCCGGCTGAATTGTTTCCTACATCCATTCGGTCCACAGCACTCGGCATTCTCGGAAGTGTCTCCAGGGTCGGTGTTTTTGTTGTAACCCTCGGTTTCCCAATGGCTTTTGAGGGTTTGGGCGTCAGCAGTGTACTCTTGATCGGTGCGGCTATATCCATGTTCGGTTTCGTTATTTCATGGCTTTTTGCCCCGGAACCGTCCCATCATTAATGGGTTCGTTCTAAAAATATAAGGGAAAATACTTAGGATTGTTGCATTAATCAAACAGTCTAAACAGACTGTTTGATCCTATAATTCTCTCAACAGTCTAGTTAGACTGTTTTGATTAACGAACATTTCTCTTCGGTAAACACTATGTTCAAAACATCGATTCTTTTTACTGCATTACTTTCTGCGGCTGCTCTTACTTCTGTTTCTGCCGCTCCTGTTCAGACAGAGGGTACCGGCATCGGTAAACACGGCGATATTAAACTTGCCGTGACTTTTGACAACGGCAAAATCCAGGACATCAAAGTTCTGGAAGACCACGAAAACAAGGTCTTGGCCGCCAAGGTCTTCACAGATCTCAAAGATGCCGTTATCGCCAACAACTCCGTTAAGGTCGACGGTATTGCCGGCGCGACTTTCTCCTCTAAAGGTTTCTTAAACGCCGTCAGTGATGCAGCAAAGAAAGCCGGTGTCAAACTCTCCGACAAGGTCAAGAAAGATAAGAAAGCTGACGCAGCCATGCCTGCCGTTCAGAATTACGACGTAGTGGTTATCGGTGCAGGCGGTGCGGGTTTTGCTGCCGCAGTTGAAGCTAAGAGCAAAGGCGCTAACGTTGTTCTTATTGAAAAAATGCCGACCGTCGGCGGAAACTCTCTGATTTCCGGCGCTGAAATGAACGTTCCGAATTCTTGGGTTCAGAACAAACTCAATATTAAGGACGACACTCCTGCCAGAATGGCTGCCGATACGCTTAAGGGCGGCGACTTCCAGGGCGACCCTGAAATCGTCGGCGTTATGACAACGAACGCTCTTCCGACAGCTGAGTGGCTGAGAGACACGGTCGGTGTCAATTTTGAAAAAGACAACGTCTTCCAATTCGGCGGTCACTCCAGAAAAAGAGCCCTGATTCCGGAAGGCCATACCGGTACAGAAGTCATTACCAAGTTCTCCGCTCTTGCCGACAAGATGGGCATTCCGGTTATTACTAACATGAAGGCCGAAGAATTGGTCAAAGACAAAGACGGCCGCGTCGTTGCCGTGAAAGCTATTTCCGGCGGTAAGGAGTACACCTTCAACGCTAAAGGCGGTGTTGTTTTAGCTACCGGCGGTTTCGGCGCCAATGCTCAGATGGTTAAGAAGTACAACCCTGCTATTGACGAACGCTTTAAGACAACCGACGCCCCCGGAACCACCGGTGAAGCTCTGTACATGGCAGAGAAGGCCGGCGGTCAGCTCGTCAACATGGGCTACATCCAGACCTATCCGATCTGCGACCCGATCTCCGGCGTGATCGAACTGATTGCAGACGCACGTTTTGACGGCGCCATTTTGGTTAACCAGGAAGGCAAGCGTTTCGTTGAAGAACTCGAACGCCGCGACGTCATCTCCAACGCTATCCTGAAGCAGCCCGGTGCTTACTGCTATGTTCTGTGGAACGACAACATCGGTAAGATTTCGAACACCGTGAAGATTCACGACACGGAATATAAGACCTTCACGAAGCAGGGCATTATGCACACGTCCGACACACTGAAGGGTGCAGCAGACTACTTCCACATTCCTTACGCCAACCTCAAGGCCACGGTTGGCCGCTGCGGCCAGATGGCTAAAGACGGCGGCAAAGACTTAGACTTCCATAACCGCGGCGGTCTGAAAGATCTGTCTACCGGCAAGTATTACATCATCAAAGCCGTTCCTTCTACACACCACACGATGGGCGGTTTGAAGATCAATACCAAGGCTGAAGTTTTGGATAAAAACGGCAAGCCGATTCCGGGCCTCTTTGCAGCCGGTGAAGTCACAGGTACGACCCACGGTACCAACCGTCTCGGCGGCAATGCTTATACAGACATCATGGTCTTCGGCCGTATCGCTGGCGACGGTGCCGCTGCTGAAGCAAAAGCCCGCTAATTCTCAGCTCTATTAAAAATCTCATATTTTGATCCTCCCGCCAAGCACGGGAGGACCGGGGGCTTTGCGCCCCCAATTTTCTACCCTTGGAAATTCAAAATGAAAACATTAAAGTTAAGTGCGTGTGTGATTGCTATCTTTGTATCTGCATATTGATTAGGACATTACGAGATACCGAAAGACACGGCGAGACGAACGTCTGAAAAGCCCTGTCATTACTAGGCCTGAGAGCATCGAGATCATTCCTATTAAATTTCCGAAAGAGACTTTAAGAGACTCAGCGAGACATTTGCGCTATCATCATTGGCGGACAAGTTGGAGGACAAAACCATTTCCTCGGAGGACATTATGAAGGTGACCGCCAAAAACATTGCAAAGCTCCCTGACGGCAAGCATTCCGTCGCACCTAATCTCTCGCTCGTGGTACGCGGAACTTCCCGCTCTTATGTGTTTAGGTACATGATCGACGGCAAACGAAGAGAGCGCTCGCTTGGCTCTGCGTCCAAGATAACTATCACGCAGGCCAAAGAAACCGCAGACAGAATGCGTCAAGAGATAGCCCGCGGCACTATGCCTGTCTCGCCGAGAGAGGCCCTAAAGGAAAAGACCAAAGCCTCGACCGAGCTGACGTTTAAAGAGTATGCCTTCAAAGCCATTGAAAGGCGCTCGGAAGTTAAGCTGTGGAAGAGTTCCAAGAACAAACAGCAACAGCTCCGTTCCATTGAGATTTATGCAGCCCCCGTGTTCGGGGATAAAAGACTGTCTGAAATCAGTCGCGCTGATGTGCTCGCAGTCCTTCAGCCGATATGGGCTACCAAGTCAAATACCGCTTCGCGCCTGCGCGGACGGCTTGAGCTGATCTTTAGATACGCTATCGCCGACGGGCTGATGGAGCAGAACCCCGCGCTTTGGAGAGGCAACTTGGAAATGGACTTGCCGTCTCCCTCAAAGATTAAACCTGAAAGGCACCTTGCCTCTATGCCGTTCAAAGTGCTTCAGGAAAAAGTCCGCTGCTTTTGGCCGCCGAGAAACAGATCAAGAAGGGCGATACTCTTTACCATCCTTACGGCCTCCCGCACAGTGGAGTCAGCGTTTGCAAAGTGGGAAGAGATAGATTGGGAAAATAAGACATGGAACGTACCGCCCGAGCGTCGTAAGGACGGCAAGCCTTATCCCCACAGGGTGCCGCTGAGCACGCAGGCGATTGATTTATTGAAGAGCATTGAAAGAAAGAGCGAATACATTTTCGGTTCGCGCCCGGGCTATGCGGGTGGGTGCGGATCTCTTTCCGGGATAATGAAGATAATGACAAATACGAATTACACCATGCACGGCTTCCGTTCTACCTTCAGGGATTGGTGCGCGGAGAACGGTGTCTCAAGTATCCTCGCTGAGAAAAGCCTCATGCACGCAACAGGAAACGCCGTGACCCAAGCGTACCAACGAAGTGATCTCTTGGAACAGCGGCGTCCTGTAATGCAGGCGTGGGCCGATGCGGTGTTTAGCAAGCTGTCTTCGGCTGACTAGCTATCCATGCGTCGAGGTCTTTAATGTTCCAGCGGGGGCGGCCTGCGACATAGCGCGGAGCGGGGAAGTGATAATAAGTCTGCGGTTCTTTTCTCCACCTGTCGATAGTGCGTGTAGTAATACCGAGGTATTCGGCGGTTTCCATCTTGTTAAGCCAAGTCTTGTTTGTCATTCTTTGCTCCCCGTTGTAAGGCTGTTGAGCGCCTCGCGTGATCTCAGCTTATTGATACGCTCGGCGATACATCTTTCTAAGCAGTCCCAAAAGCGCCGTCAAAGACCGTGAGGTTATTCCATTGGTTAATGAAGTCTTTCAAGATACCGTTGGAGCGCTTAAATAAGCGGCTCATGTTTAGGAAAGAGACGTAATCGCAGTCTTGCATTTCCAATGCGCCGTCAGACTTCCTGCGCTTCAAATACCACCGAGCTTTTTTGAGATCGAGGAGTTCGCTTGCGCCGTCCTTGTGACCCGCACGGAAACAATACTTGATGGCGTTACCTTCGCAGAACGGCAGGCGCTCGCAGAAGTCAATGGGTTCGAGCTTGATTGATTGCTCTTCGTAGTGGGACGGATGGTTAACTAAGTCGCTCATTTTGCTTTCTCCTCTTCCATGCGTTTCAGTTGACGTTCGATCTTGGCTCCCATGAGCTTGTCGATCTTGGCTTTGAGTTCTGGCTCACCTTCGAGCAGGTACTCGACCTGCCTTGCCATAAGAAGTACGTCGGCAAGTTCCTCAGCGTTTTGCTCGCGTGCGATTTCAAACTGCTCACGAACACCGGCCCTTGAAACAGGCGTACTACTTCTGTCGTCTAGGAGGTTGTAGTAATAAAACACTTTGGAGCTTGAAGCGGCGAACTCCGCACACTCCTCCGCTAGCTTGACGGCCTGAACCTCAAGTCCATAAAAGTCCGCAATTTGTTTCTCTCTATCGTTCATTCAAGTACCCTTTAAAAAATGAATCCACGTTAGGCGCGCCCAACTCTTTGAGGCGCTTGGTGTTTAGGACATAGGCGTAACCGTTTCTGCGGTCGGGACCTATGAGTTCTTGGTTGATAATCCCTTCAAGTTTCAGAGCCGTAAGCGAGCGCCTGAGCGTCTCGTACGCAAGCCCTGACACTTCTTGCAGACGGGCCAGTGTCACTCTGCCCCTGAGATTGATGTTGTAGAGAAAGAAGTAGAGCAGCACTCTTGCGGAGTACGGTAGACCCTTCCTTCTCAGACACCAATCGGGAAGTGTTTCAATCGGCTCTCTACGCTTTTTCTTTGGTGTCGGCATTGTTTAATTCCTCTTGAATTCTTTCCCCGAGCCACCGCACCACGGGCACCGCCCACGAGTTGCCGATGGCTTTGTATCTCGGCGAGTCGGGGCATTCGTCCTCGGACTTGCCCCTGTAGCTGATCTTCGTCCAATCATCCGGGAAGCCTTGGAGACGCTCGCACTCTACGGGAGTGAGACGCCTGACCGCTGCTTCCTCTTGAATGCACGGTACGTTGTTGCCGCCCGTCCCCATACGCGCCGTAAGCGTGGGCGAGGTCTCACCGCACTCGCGGATAACGTCGCTTCTATGAGAGATGTCTATTATCAAAGTCTCTGCCCCCCCCCCCGATTCCTCCGCCGCTTGCCTTGAGGGTTCCGGCCTGATCGTCTGTTTGGCGGAACGTTCCAAAGCCGCCTTCAGCGAAGGAGGCAACTGTTTCCCTCTTTTCTGCGCTCTCGCAAGAATCCCCGCGCAGGCTCGGACGCTCAAAAAGTACTTTTGCGGGATTGAACCCTTGACGAGAACTTGCGATAACGAAGACTCTTTTACGACGTTGGGGCACTCCGAAAAATTGAGCGTCGAGTGTGCGCCATGCGACACGCCTTTTTGGACCGGCAACGAGACCTGCACTTGGCCACCTGCGGCTTGGTACTTCAAGGGGAAACTTAGCGCCACATAGTTCTCCCAAGAAACAGCCGAAGGCGTTGTCCTTAGTGCGGAGGACTCCGGGGACGTTTTCCCAAAAGATGATGGGGGGGGGTAAGTTCGTCTTCGTTTCGTACATCTTCGATTGCATTTGCTATTTCACAAAAAATAAGTGTTAGGTTTCCTCGGTTGTCTGCGAGGCTTTGTCTTTTGCCTGCCACGGAGAACGCCTGACAGGGCGTGCCTCCGCAGAGCAGGTCGGGTGCTTCGATTTCACGTGCTCTTATTCGCTCCGGCAGAGTGGTCATGTCCCCGTAGTTCACAGCCCACGGGAAGCGTTGATCTAAGAGTTCACACGGGAATGGCTCTATCTCTGAGAACCATGCGGGTATCCATCCCAACGGTTCCCATGCGACGGAGGCCGCTTCAATGCCGGAGCAGACCGAGCCGAAAGTCAGTGCCATTACTCGGGCCTCCTATAGGTTCTTTGATTAAGGACGGCGCGGGCGGTCGGGGAAATCTCCTTAACGCCTCGGCTTCCGTCTCGGTTGTGCTGCTCGTCCACAATCTGTATGACCGCCAATAGTTCTCGGACGGTTCTTTGCGGCGCCAGCTCCATAGCTTCCTTAAGCATGGCTACGATCTCGGCGCAGACTTCGCGGATGATCTGAAGCTCTTCGGCCTTAGCGGTGTACCCACGGGTCTTGCCCGAGTTATGGCGCCGCACCACTGCGGCCCAAGCGTGTAACGCCTTGTAATGCCGCGCTTTGAACTCGTCGGCCGCCGCTTCTTGGCCCTTCCACTTGCGGTCAAACATCAGCATTCCGCCCCAATTCAAAAGGTCCTGAATCTTCACGCACTGCTTGTCGTCAACGACACCCTGCGGCAGAGACACCTCGGCCACCAAGCCCATGCCGTTAATGATGTCCTTGATCTCGTTGATGGTCTCACGCGGATAAGAGCAACCTGTTCTCCGAATCGCTCGGGGCCTGTACTCCTTGCGCGGCTTCTTGTTTCTCGGCATTTGCTTGCTCCTTTGTCCGTCGTTCTTTTTTCTTGAAGGCGATCCACTCGCGGTTTCTCGCGTAATAATCCTTTTGATAATCCTTATCGTCTGAGCTGAGACCGGAGTATCTTCTTTCGTATCCAACCATTAGTGCATGGTGGTAGGAGAGGTGGATTGTGTAGTGCGCTAACCCTAACTCTTCCTCGATTTCGTACGGAGTTTTCCCGGCTGTAGCGAGTATTCGCACCTGTTGATCAATCGTCATCATCGTCCCCTACGATTTCCTGCTTTCTGTCGAGAAGTACATCCAGTACGTCCCGCTTAGTAGCAAGCCGCTCCTTGACGGCTTCGTCCAGTGTCCCTTTGGCTATGAGGTAATGCACGAACGTCGGCCTGTCGTGTCCTGCCTGCGCCTGACGAACGGCACCGATACGCTCAACGATCTGATCGTGTAGTTCGAGAGACCATGTGCAGGAGAAAAAGACAAGGATGTTTCCGCCGTCCTGCAAGTTAAGTCCATGACCGCAAGATGCCGGATGAGCGAGTAGCAACGGGACCTTTCCTTCATTCCAATCGCGTATCGTCTGCGGATTCTTATCGAGTAGTCGGGCCTGAGGAAAAGCCTTTCGGATACGGTCCACCTCATGGCGATAGCTGTAGGCGCAGAGCACCGGGGCACCGTTAGCCTCCTCAATAACAGACTTAAGCGCCTCAATCTTTGCACCGTGGATAACGCTGTAGGCCTCGCCGTCTTCCGCGTACACCGCACCGCTCGCCATTTGGAGCAGGCGACCTGTCTTAACAGCAGCGTTAGAGGCCGTAATCTCTTCTCCTCCTTCGAGTTCAAGATAGAGTTCACGCGCAAACTTGCGGTACTGACGCATGACTTCGCGAGGAAGCTCAACCACGATGTCGTTAAAAATATTCTTAGCAACGTCGAAGTAATCCTCGGGGTTGACCGTGATCGAAACATCTTCGATTCTCCTTTTGATTCTCTTGTCGCTTCCCTCTAGGAGCTTCCACTCGACCCAGCGTGTGGCTCCGCCGCCTCTCGAGATCGGATAAAAGAACTCTTTCTGAAAAGCAGAGAAAGACTTGCCGAGCCGGGCGCCTTTATCGAGGAACCACATCTGACCCCAAAGGTCTAAGAGACCGTTCGGCGCCGGGGTTCCTGTCAGTTCCACAAAGCCCTCAGACTTAAATGCGACCTTGGCTAAGGCCTTGGCTCGCTGAGTTCCTTGGCGGGCACGCAGTCCCTTGAGACGGGTGCTTTCGTCGGCAACGATCAGATCGAAAAACCAATCGCCTTTGAGTTCTTCCACCAGCCACGGGATGTTTTCATAGTTGATCGTGTAGATGTCCGCGTCAGCGAGCAGGGCGTCGCGCCGCGCCTTGGCACTGCCGCAGATCACCGACACCCGCAGGTTCTTGAAGCTGTCCCACTTCCTCACCTCGTCCGGCCACGTGCTCTGCGCGACGCGGAGCGGAGCAATAATCAGGACGGTAAGGGAAGGGCGCACCGCCTTGATCTGACGGATGGCTTCCAAAGTGGAGGCTGTCTTGCCGAGGCCCATGCCTGCGAAGACTGCGGTGCGCTTGTTGTAGAGGATGTTATCGACGATCAGCTTTTGATATGAACGAGGTACGAACTTCATAAATCCTCCGTGACATTGACGCCGCCGAAGAGTCCCTGATTGATCGCCGACTTGATGGACTCGGGGCTGTCGCAGACGAAGACTTCAAAGCCCCCGTCGTCAATCAGCCGGTCAATCATTCGCTCCTGCGGGCGGGAGAGCTTGCCGTTCTTGCGAGCTTTAAGCTCGACGAGAATGTGCTTTCCGCGCCGCATGAGGAGCCAATCAGGGGCGCCGACGGTACCCTCGAAAGACATCTTGAAGGCAGTGATACCCAGCTCCGAGCAGAGGCGCTTCAATGCCTTCGTGTTAAGTCCTTCGGGGGTGGTCATTCGGCTTTCTCCGGTTGTCGGGTGAGGCTAAGAAGTTCAGCCGCTTTCCGATACTTTCCATCCATCCGGCCCTCCGGCGAAGCGCCGAAGACTTCGTAAAACTCCATAGCAGTAGCACGTGTAGGTAATACTCCGCCGCACCTTGTTATGCGGCCGTCCTCCTCGGTTACCACCGTCTCACTCAGATAAGCGTATGGAAAATTAGCCCACCAAACGCTGTACTGACGACCTCTGAACAACAGGTGAATGGTGTACGGGCCGCAATTGATAACCTTAACCTCGTCCTTATGGTCGAGCAGGTAACGGTAAACCTTGTCAAGGTCTCGACTTATTGGGTTGTTTCTTACCCACCAATACGGGTTGATAAGTGCTTTGAATGTGTACTTGTTCATTTGTTGCTCTCCAGCACATAGCGCTTGTAATACTTCTGAGAGTTTTCTATTTCTCGCTGGATAACGTCGTTGTATCCGGCTTGGTAACCGCGGGCGTAAGCAGATTCTTTAGCGGCTTTGACACCTGCCTCATAGCCTGCCTCGTATGCGCCTTTGATCTCGTCTTTTTCAGCGTTCATTCGCTTTTCTCCAAAAGCCTTAAAAATTCAGCAAAGCTCTTTTTTCTAAGACAGGTTGAGTTCTTGACGAAGATGGTTCCGGTTGAGACGTAATAAGTAAAGACCCGTCCGCTGAGATAAACGTTTATTTGTCCTGCCTTCTCAAAAGACTCAACGCAGTAGCCCAATGCCTTCAGCTCCGCAACTCGTTTCGGGAGCTGTTCTCTAATCATCTCTGTTGGTGTCATGGCCGTTCCTTCATTTGCATGAACGGAGCCGGAAGAGAATCTCCGCCAAGGTAAACCGGCAGCTTCCCGTCCCAGCGCGAAATGGCTTCCAGTGTCAGGACCTGAGGATTGTCTCGAAGGGCCTTTGCTCTGATAGCGATAGATTCGGCTTCCGCTTTAGCCTTAGTAAGCTGAGCGTCTGCCTCACCTTGTGCTGCTACTCGCGCCTTCTCCGCCTCAGCTTTAGACTGGGCAACTTCGTTCTCACGAAGCATGGCTCTTTGAGTTGCTTCGATCTTGGCGTTGATAGATTCTCTTACCTGAGGCGGATACTCAATATCCGAGGCCCATGAAACCCGGATGATGTGGATGCCGACATCTTCTAATTGGCGTCGGAGCTCTTCGGTAACGTGCTCTAAGAGTTTGGTCTTCCCGTTAGCCGTCAGCTCATTCACATCCATGAGAGAGGCGTATTTAATCAAAGCGTCGGAGACATTTTGGCGAAGGTTAACGTCAGTAATTTCGTCAACACCTTTCCGATAAGTTTGAAAGACCTTGGTTGCCATTGACGGCTTAACCTGATACTCAACGCCGATCCGGGCATTGACGGCCATGGCGTCCGAAGTTTGGAAAGTAAACGGTACCTTATAGGTGTGCAGCTGATTAAACGTTGGAAATAGATAGCACTGCTCGTTCCATGTCAGCAGATAGCGGCCGACACCAAGCTCCTCGTTTTGCACGCCCTTATCGGACCCGTAAAGGTTGACCTTGACACCGACGTACCCGGCGGGAACGGTTTGCAGGTTGGCGATGGTGTAGACGCCGCCGACAGCCAATGCGGTGGCAACAGCACCGGCGATAAAAACAGATTTAACAGACATATTATTCTCCTTAGAAAATATTTTTGATGATTAGCCATAGGGCACCCACGAAACCCGCAACGACTAGGGCGGCGATTGCCCAAGCGGGTAAGAATGTGGATGAGACGATCACGGGTACAACGCACAAGAAAAGGACGATCCCGATAACAGCGACAATCAGCGAACGAAAAGCGTGATCACGGTTTTGCATTGCCTGACTCCCTGATTTCGAAGTCGGAAATATCGAACATGACGTTTACAGAGAAGCCATTGGCCGAAGCGCTTTGTGGTACCGGGGCGAAAATAGAGTCGCGCCACTTCGAATAGACATCCCAGAATGCGCACGCTCGTTCTTCAGCGAATCGGACAGCGTATTCGGCTTCTTCCGGGTCTTTAAAGAAATGTGCAAAACGAGCTTTAACTTCGGGTTTCATAAGGATGATTGTTTCTTGAGATTTCATGTGTGTGTCTCCCTATCCCTCTTTGCCTTGTTCAGCGCGCAGAACGGAGAGGCAGGCGCTGACTTCTCTTACGATGTCTTGGGCCATTTTTTCAGTGAGAACTACAACATGCGGTATCTTGCCGTCGCTGTCGGCGCACATGATGTTGATATAGGAGTCATCACCTTCAAAAACACCTACTTGCAGCGGAACCAAAGGGTTGACATCCTTGTATCTTTCGTCTCTCTCATTGAGATAGGTAGCGGCGTTAACTGCGCTTGCAAAAGCCTTGTCCAAGCTTTCAAAATCTTTATCGAGCATTTGAATCTCCTTTAATCTTTGCGATAGCGAGCCGCTTCAAACCCCGCGGCTACAAGGGGTAAGCCGTCTGCCCAATCGGGCAGGTCGGACATGATCTTTTCCATCTCGCGGTGGTTCCGCGTGTTGTCGTCTTTGATTTCCGTGATGTATTCGTCATGCACTGACATGACGATGTGGTATCCGGCCGCTTCAAGCCGAGGTCCTGCCTCCAAGAGGAGGTCGCAGGCCGCTCCCTGAACACTGTTTTCCGCCAATTTCCCGGAATATGTAGGTATGCGCTCCCACTTCTTGGTGTACTGATTGACGCCCATAAAGGAGAAGTCGCACATCTCTCCTTCCTCGGGAAGGCGGGGCGCCGGGTACACGAGGTAACGGCCCGACGGGAGGCGCATTAAGAGATAATTCCCCGAGACCTTGCAGACAATGCGGCCCGCTGAAAAGGCGACGCCCTTTGCTTTAATGGCTGACTGACAAGCCTTAGCGAGTGCATACCAAAAGCTCTCGATCTCGGAGTTGGCCTTGCGCCATGCGGATTTAATGGCGTTGCAGGCAACCCATGCCTTTTGGCTCATGCCTTTAATCAGTTTCTTTTCCTTGGCCCACTTGAGCATTCCCATTGATTCAATCCAATAGCTCTCTTCAATGGTTGCCTCGGTGGTTTTGGCAAGCTCGTCCAAGTCCATGCCGAAGTTCATAGCGAAGGTTGCAAAAGCACCGGGACCGCCTTGGTATCCGAGTGCAAGCTCCAAGACCTTGCCCATCTGTCGCTGATCTTTGGTCACTTCTTCAGGTTTGATACCGAAGGTGCGGGCATACGTCAGCTTGTAGAGGTCGTGGCCCTTATGAATAAAGTCGCCTTTCTCATTGACGGCCCACTCTTGGAACCATCCATCGCGATAGGGCAGTGCCCATCCTCCGTCTTTGGTTTGCAGGGTGTCGAACTCTCGGAATGCTTCGAGCTTCCATTCCTCGCCCGCAAGCCAAGCAAGCACTCGGCCTTCCACATTGGAGAAGTCGGCCACGCATAGACGGTTGCCTGCTGCGGGGACGATCACGCTTCTGATCGCGCTGGAAAGAGGAACGGACACGTCCTCGTAACAGATTTCAAGAATGCCAAGCTTGGTGTCTTCAATGATCTGCTCGATCTCCTCTTGGAATTTAATTAAGGGGCGCGGGAGATTCTGCGGCTGGAATGTACGACCGGAGACGCGGCCGGTTCGAGAGGCGCCGCGAAACTGCATACAACCTCGAAGTCTTCCGTCCACCGCGCCATGTACCACGCGCTTGTACTTCTGCACCGATGTCTTTGTACCCATAAGGCGCAGACCGATCAGCTCCTTCATTTCCGCAGGAATGTCGGGGTCTTCCATGCGCTTCTCTAATTCAGACTTGCGCATATCCTTCAACTGCCAGCCGTATTTATCGAAGAAGAACTGAATGAGGGCGTCCCGCTGACCCGCTGTCACGACTCGGCCGTCGGTCAGCTTGAATACCTGCTTGTCAATGTCCTTCTTGGCGCGCTCAGCCGTTGCAATAGCGGCTTCGGCAAACTTCACGTCCACGCCGATACCTCTCATGTTGATGGTCGCGTCCAGCACTTGGAGCTCACGCTCCTTGGCCGTGCGATTAAATGCAGGGAGCTTCTTATAGACTTCGCGCATAGACTCAATATCGAGGCGGCAGTAGTTCACGAACTTCGCCCACTCCTCGGGGTGAGTCTTGCTTGTTGCGCGGTCGAGCTTCCATGTGGAGGGAAGCGGCTTGCAGAAAATCTGAATGAGTCGGCTGCCGTCTGCGTCCTTGGCCTTGTCAGCCGACAGATGGAACACTTGGCAGAGTTCCTTCAGGGAACCGGGGAGGCCCGCTTGATAGGCCATGACCATAGTGTCGTCGAGTGTTTCCATAGGAAGCTCGATCTCCGGCATGACGTAAGAAAGGAATACGCGGTCGAACATGACGCCGTTCTGCCATACGTGACGGCGCTCTTTGCGTGCTACTTCGTCAAGTGCTTGTCTGAGTTCCTCGGGCATGGGGCCTGCGGTAACGTCCCACACTTTGGCGGGTGCGTCGTCGATTGCATAGCCCCACAAGAGGACTTCAGCGCTGGGGTCTGCGGCATAGGCGTGGGAACCGGCGCGAATGTCTTTCGCCGAGAACGTTTCTAAGTCGCAGTAGAGAGTAGGAGAGGTGACTTTCATTTGTGTGTCTCTTCTTGTTTGGAAAGGTGGCGGCGGGTCGGGCGCATGGAGAGCTTGTTCTCCATTTAGAACCGAGCAGAGGTGCGAGGATGACGACCCCGCGATTAGCCGGCCCGAGGGACTTGCCCCTCGACTGCACGCTCGACCCGCCTTAAGAAGAAACACACTTTGGTGGGATGTGTATGTTCCATCTTAAGGCCTCTCCCCGCAGTTGGGAAGAGACCGCCGATCAAAAGTAGTTAGAACTGAGAGGTATCGACTTCTGTCTCGCCGTCCTCGCCGTCGTCGGAGAGGTCGTCGAGGTACTGTGCGTCGCTTGTCTTAGCAGAACCAAGCGGTTCACCGTCGCGGACGAACTGTACGGTGGTCATGCCCGGGTAGATACCGGAGGTGGAGCCGCCTTCACTCTTGTAAAGGTCGGCAATAACATTGACATAGCAACCGTTGTACGGCCTATCCTGCTTGATTGGGTTGCCGTTTTCGTCCACTGTGGAGTCGTCATTCCAATCAACGGGCTGCTTGTTGCGTCTGAGAACTTTAAGTTCGCGGCGTTCAGAAGTTCCGTCTTTACACGTAAAAAATTCAGGGGCTTTGCAGTTAATGGTGTAGAAGACTTCTCCGTCATCGGTGGTCTGCTTGCGCGCCGGATTGTGGTCTTCACTCTTGCGGAACTGACGCAGTTTGGCTTGCCACTTGTCTCCCCAATAGAGTTTGGCCGCTTCTTCTACCGCTTTGTCAAGCTCTTTTAGGTCTTCATCGGTCAGGAAAAGAACCGCGGAGTAGTTCTTAGGCAGAGCGGGATTGTCTTTGTAAGAACGAGGAACACGAAGGTCGCTGAAGCGGAGACGGCAGGCTTGGAAGAGTACCTTTACGCCTTTGAAATTATCTTTGTTGGTGATTGTTAAGACTTTTACAGCCATTTGTTAATCCTTAAAGTGTGACGGGTATCTTTTTTTGATCTCTGCGATAACCCTTTCCAGAGCGTCGAGGCGTCGCTTGGACGACCCCGGCGGTTTGTCCTTCTCCAGCGAGGCCGCGAGCTTTAATGCTTCGACCGCGGCCGGCGGGAGTAAGGACGACGTTTGATCTTTAACTTTCATCTGTTAAGTAATCCGCGTCGGATTTCAAAGCGGGCCGCTTGTCAGTCTCAGGAGCCAGCGTGGGCTTGCCCTCGGGCCGCGTAATGAGGCCTTGGAGCGTCTGCCACTTGCGCTCTCCGATCACGCCTTGCTTGAAGAGCTTCTCGGCCTGCGAGGGACTGATGACTTCAGGTGTCTTGTAGTATTCGGACATCTTGAGTTTTGCCTTCTTGAGTTCGTCGAGAGCCTGCGCAGAATCCGTCCACTTGCGGTTGCCGGGTCTTCCCGATACCAGCTTGAAGCCGGGCACGGACTGACCGTTGGAGAGAAGGTCGAATACTTTCTTTTCCACTGCGTCGAAGTACGCTTCCGCTACAGGCTTGAAATCCAAAAGGCGGGAGAGCTTCTCGGGAGAGTCGGGCACCGTTAAAACACGCGGCAGATCGAGTTCGGTAGAGACTTCGCGGGTCATCGCGGGACACGCGGCTTTAGCCTTGCAGAAGCGGCACCCTGCCTTGGTCACAGCGAAGTCTTCTAAGCTGTACTTGCCCGTCTCGCAGATCGTGATGACGCGCTCCGCCTGCGGCTGGACGATCTCGTCGAACCAAGAGCAGAGCTCTTCAACAGAGGTCTTCCACGAGTTGGTGTTGTCCGCTCTCGGCTGCACGATATGAAGCTCAATGTTCTTGACCGGAAGATCAATATGACTCATGTAGGCCATGTAGCCATAGAGCGAAAGCTGAGGGTTGTTCTCTGCAGAAACGGGAACGCCTTGGCCGTGCTTGTAGTCAAAGACATGGAGGGTGTCTCCGACAAGCATTAAGCAGTCGGCGGTACCGCTCATAGAGCCGTTCGGAATCTCAACCGAATTAACTCGTGTCTCGAAAGCCACGTAATCAGGGAATCCACCGCAGACCTTATCCAGCTCTTTAATCCAAACACGGGCGCAGTTGATAACCTCGTCAGCCCATGCGTCGGTGATTGTGAATTTCCCCTGCGGGTCGAGGGCTTTCATGTCGGAGATTTTGACTGCAAGCGCGGTCTTGATGGAATCCCACTCGAAGCCGTTGAAATATTCCTTGCCCGCTAATTCCATCAGGGTATGAGCGGCGGTGCCTTCGTCTGCATAGACCGAGCCTTCGTCCGGAATGTCCTTATTTAAAAAGACAGAGGCGGGGCAATTAATCCAACGCTCGGCAGCCGAAGGGGATAGAAGTGCATGAGCGGCCATGATTAGACTCCAAAGGTTTCTTTGAAGGTGCGAACCCATTCGCCGTGCTTTTCACGCGGAATGGCACCTACGGTGCGCACACCGAATTTTTCGATAGTGAAGTTGCGCACGGCCTCGGGCTGCGCACCTTTAAGGACTGCATCGCGGCAGAGGAGGCGGCGTTCTTTATCAAGGTCCGCGTCGGACTTGTCGGCATAATTTTCCTGAGAGGCCGAGTTCAGCTTGTCGTCCGATTTCGGTTTTTCAATCCATCCCTGCGCTTTCGGGACGGTTTGCTCAGCCGATTTTGAGGCGGGGGGCGTAGCTTTCGGAGCGGCCTTCTTTACGGGCTTTTCACCATCAGCGGCGGCCGCGGGGGTCACCTCTTTTTTAGGGGTCGGCGCGGTCTTTTGGGCGGGTTCGGTCTGTACTGCGATAGGCTCATTAGACCCCGTAACGGGCGTATGAGTGACTTTCGGGGCGCCTGTAGTGTCCTTTAGCGGGGCGGGTTCCGCGGCCGTTGTAGGCTTGTTTTTATCAAAATTAACGGAGGATACATCTATATACCCCTTAGAGTTGCGTAAGTCCTCCTCTCCATAGTCGATGTAATGCTTAGCTATGTATTCATGAATGGCCTTTTTTATCCCTACCGTTAATTGCGCTATTTCAATACCCGCGCCGGTTTTGGCTGCTTTCGTGCCTATTACGTATTTATCTATTTCGTTGATTTCGTTGTATGCGTTAATTAAACGTCCTAATACACGTTGCATAAAAATCACTCCTTTAGTTAGTGGTGAGAGAAAAATCGGGGATGGAAGCGGGCGCGTCATATCGCCAACGCGTAACGCCCGCCTTAAGATTTCGATTTAGATCGACTTTCAAGCGTTGTTTGATTGACTCGCGGCCGTTGTCGAGAACGCGGGCGGCGGCTTTTAATGCCAGCCTTAACGAACCGGCCACTAGGCAGCGATAGACGAGCGCGGCGGAAAAATCTGTAATGTCTACAGTCATCGGGCCGCCTTGAAAATCAGAATCAAAATAGATGTATGTAGTTACCGACTCATGGGCGGGCGCGTCGATCACTAGGCGCGCTATGTATTTCGCGGGCGCTGCTGGTATTGTTTCGGGCGCTGCCGTGGCGCGTAATTCAATCCGTGCAAACATTGTTAAAACTCCAAATAAGAAAGGGCGCCACGGTTTTTTGTCCGTAGCGCCCTTGTTTCTGTTTCCCGGTCGTAGGAAATAAATTGTTAGTCAGTCGTCGAAGGCCGCGATAATCTCGCGCCGTTTGGCGTTAGGCCGTAGCGCTCGTATTTCAATCGGCGCGGCTGAGTCCGTTGTGTTTATTCGAGTCCATTTAATCAGCTTGCCACCCGTATCAAAAATTTCATAACGGTAGATACCGACTTGAAAGTCATCTAATAACATTCTGTAGCCTCCTAATATTCGAGGTCGATACGCACCGGAGCGCCGTTTAAAAACCCAATCCGGAAATAGTTGGAGCGGCGGGCCTCCACGAACTCAGCACATAATTTTTTCAGTGTGAGCATGATTGAGATATCAGTCTCGGAGCGTCCCTTTAACAGTGGGTTATTATTGCGGGCGGTCTTTACAGTGACGGCGCGTGGACGATAGACAATGAGCGGGCGCCCTGTAGTTTTTCCCGCGGAATTGAGGCGGCGGATGGTAACCTTACGCATGATTAGGCCTCCTCTTTTTCGCGGCGTGTCATGTAATCGGATATGGAGTAATTCCCGGCAGCCCAATCCCAGTAATCACCCTCTACAGTGTCGTACCAGTTATCACAATCAGAAGTAAGGGCGCTGCTCACAGCCTCCAATACCTGAGATAACTGGACGTTATCCCACGTATCGAAGTCTCTCCGGTCGGTGAGGTTATTGGAATAGAAGGGAATAAATCCGTCATAGGGTTCAAGAGTTTTACGGACGTATTCACGGAAGTAGCCGGGGCGCTCAGCTTCAAGCCAAGTTAGGAGCTTACAGACATCGTCCCTCGAGATGTCGCAATAGATTCGATCAGTTTCATAGTTATAAAACCGAGGACGATACAGCTCAGCAAACTTCAACGAAATAGCAACGCCTGTATTCTTGAGAATCCATTTAGGAAAGTGCTCAGCAAAGCCCTTAGCAGTGTCTAAACAAAGGGCGGAATAGTCGACTCCAAAATCATCATCCGTAAGGTTTAAGCCCTCGTTCTCGTTAATCCTTTCGATTTCACGAGCAACATCACCCTCCAGTTCCTCCATTAAAACACTTTCATAGAAACCGGAGAAGGGGATATAAACACGTGCGACACTGGCAGCAGTCTTATTTAATTTCGTCATTTTGATATACCTCTAATTCGATTGTTTCGGAGGCGCCCGGCGGGGCGCCGGTTGATTTACTTGGATAGGTTGTAGGGCGCCTCGGGGTAAAAAACGGTTGTAAATGGCCTAGGTAATCGAATCTTATCTATATCGATTTCATCGCCGGTTCCGTTCACAATTTGGAGCCGTTCGCCCGCGGCATTGGTGAGATAAAACCATCCGCCGTATTTTTTGTAAGGGCCGCTAATAGCCTGAGCAGCACGATACGCAGGGCCATACATAAAACTAAATGCGTTTTCCATCGCTTCAGCCAGCGGGCGGCTATATTCAAGGCGCCACGGGTCATATATAACGCTCTCTTCATAATGGAGAGTAATGCCGCCCTCTAAATGACTTTCGTTTACGCCCGAAAAATACAAGCGTCCAACGTCGGAATCAGTAAGCTCGGCGCTAATAGCGTGGGATGTACAGGTACCCAGCAGGGCCCGAACTGCTGCCAATTTGATTGTTTCGTATGCCATGATTACCGCTCCTTAGATGCTCAATTCACCAAAGAAATACAGTTGATTGATTATTTCGAGGTCCTCGCCCGTGATCTCGCGGGTAGCGCTGCCGCCCGTCGTGCGACCGGTAGCGGTGATATAGGCGCCTGCACTATCCAGCCAGTGGAAATAAAGAGTAGGGCCGCCACACTCGATAAAGACATAAGCACCGGCGGCCGCGCCGTCCTCGTCAAAGTATTTTTTGATGTCAAGGGCCTCAGTCATTGATTCCGATTCACTTTTAATGGCGTCCTCTAAACAGTCAAAAGAGACATCACCCAAAGTGAGGGCGGCCGCTTCTTCGGGGTCATCGGCATAGGTGTCCAAAGCGTCATTAAGATCATCAATCGCGGCGGCGATTAAATCCCCGCGAGCGTGCTCAGAAAAGAATTGTTCAATGTCTTTAACCGCGTCGAGTTCAACCGAATCAAGCTCGGCGGATTCGGTAAGGTACGCAACAAAGGAGCGGGCGGCGGTGCTGCTATCGGTTGTAATACCGTAGGCGGCGCGAATATCAGCCAAGAAAGAATTTATTTCGTCGTCCGGTGTGTTTCTTTCAGCCGTGGAAACAGTGAGCGGGGCCGGTGCAAGTCTTTCCCCATAGCGAATCGCGCTAAGAATTGAAAGAACACGAGCAGCAGGGAGTGCGGAAATCTTTAAAAGTGCTGTCATTTTATTTGCCTCAGTTAATTAGAAAGTCTGAAGGAGAATGCTTTTAAGTTCGGGATCAACGATCTTTTGCTTAATGAAATCAAGGGCGGCGCCCATGTCATAAAAGAATGAACCGGTACAATTTGCGGATTTCATGTAATCGACGTAATCGGCGCGGCTGCTGATGATCATTTTGTCGGAGGCGATACCGGCGGGGCCTTCGGGCAGGTTAGCGATCAATTGATCTTCATTGTTTTCAAACAAGTGAGCGCCTGTAAATTCACACATTGTTTCGCGTCTAACACACTTCACTGCGGCGCCTTGTTTCCAATAAACGGCGTAACCGAGTTTTTCATTGTGCTTCTTTATTAAAGCGGAGCGATTTAGCTTTTGTACTGTCATTTTTTTATTTACCTCTTAAGTTAATCAATATTTAATTAAGTTTCGATGGTTGAATTATGAAACTTTTAATTAAGTTTTGCAAGTGAGAAATTTACTAAAATGCAAAAATTTTACGAAAGTTAGGGAAAATACCTATAAAACTCCGGCCGCTTCGCCCTTTATATAGGCACGTTTTTATGTCTCGATTAGTAGCGCCGTTACGTTGTAACCGTTTAGGAGAATGAGACATCATGACGCAGCCCATTTTTAATGTCTCAGTTGGAAATATCGGAGCGAAATTACAAGCCGTAATCTAATTACAAAATAAGGTGCATTTTTCGGGGTGATGGTGACGTTTTTTCCTTACCCTTTAGAAAATAATTAAGAAAGATAAATATATAAAGAATAGGGGAAAAACGTCACCATCACCCCGATTTAATCACCACGGCAAAAGCCAGCGATTCGGCGGCGTCAAACCTTAAAAATGGAAAGGGCGGCCGATAGCTATGGGGGCGACCGGATTGTATGCAGCCAATGAAGAGGCGCGGGCGGCGCGGGCGTATCGGAGCGAAACACCGGCGCGGCGCGCCTCTTTTATGACCTTTTGGCAAGACCACGCGAGGAATAACCCCATTGAGATCGCGCGCGTGTCGGGCGCCTTGCTACGTACTTAACATAATACCCGTTATGTTGAATATCTCTCTAAATAGTCATACTATACATATTTTTACCCACCTATTTCCCCGGGAGTTTGCCGCGCCGACCCCCACCCCCTGAGCCGGCCGCGCGACGCCGCCTCTTAGCCCTCCGAGAAATTTTTGGCGCTCCCAAACCGTTTCAACCTAGGAGGGGTGATGGTGTTCACGATTAGTAAATTTTTCCATATTGTGAAAAACCGTTTTACAATAACTACATAACACTATGAAATCCCAAGAGAAAATGAAAATTTACGTCGATATTGCCTACAACGACAGAGGGCGGCGAATCGGCAGCGGGCACCCTCGCGCAAAGTTCACTGACGCCGATGTCGAACACGTGCTTATGCTCCGAACCACGGGCATGACAGCCCGCGAGATCGCAGACAAAATGGAAATGTCAGAGTCCACGGTGCGCTCCTACATCCGCGGTGTAAGGAGAAGCCAGCCTCCCATGTCTTGGAAAAGGAAGGAGATCGAATGCGGGAAGTAAAAACGAAGACCGGCGCCAGCGTCAAAGAGTGGAAGCCGCCGACAACCCAAGAGAAAGCCGCGCAGAATGTCTGCCGCTCCAAGAAACCGGATAAGTCGCTCCGCAATCGCGAAGGAAGAGTAGCGCTCCGAGAGATGGTAATGCCCGAGCTGGGATTGGTGCCGCGTGATATCCCGCCCGCAGAAGACGGGGACGTTTTATGCGAGGCTCGCATACAGCACCTCTGCGATTTTTTGTCCTCGGGCGGCGTGCTTCAGAGGTGGCTCGACGCCGCAGGCGTGACGAGGAGTCAGTACACCTATCGAAAAAATCGTCAGGAAGGCCTCAAAATGCGCCTAGAAGAGGCGATGTACATTGGGTGCGATGCCCTAGCCGACCGAGCGCTGGAAATCGCTCACAAGCCGTTTATAACGGTTGACGAGGTTGTGACGACTTTAGCTGACGGAAGACAGGTCACCGTGACCAAAACCGCCGACAATGTGTTTGCCCGCAAGCTCGCGGTGCAGGCCACGATTGACATCTTGAAAAGAAGGGCGCCCGACCGTTACGGGGACGCCGTGAAAGTGGAAGTCGCAGACTCTCGCGCTCAGGCCATTATTGACGCCCGGCGCCGTCTGCGGGAAGCGAAAGATAAGATCATTGAAGCCGAGGTTGTGGGCTAAGAAAAAAGTTCGTTTTCCTCGCGGCAGGAGGAAATGTATGCCCGCGTTATGCCGACAACGCGGCCGAGGAATTTTTTGATTACGGGGGAAAGCTCGGTCGGAGGGTTGCCGAAAGTAATTCTCAGAGAACCGTCTGGCGCGGTCATCTTCCTGCCGATGATTGCTCTTTCACTACCCCCGACAGGTTTAACCAAGGCCGCTATCAGTGTGCCGTCGTCTAGTCCGTCGGCGTGAGTGTAGAATTTTTTCAGCAAGGGCCGTCCGTCCAACGCCGCGTCAAACTCTTCTTGGGTGAGTTTTGGGGCATTTAAGTCAATAAAAACCCAATCTCCGACTTTGATTTCGGGTTCCATCAGGGCGTGCGTCATTCTTACAACGGCGAAGTTGGAGCCGCCGAAGTTCGGTGGAACGGGTTCTATGAGCAGCTCTCTATCGTGAAAAGGATTGAATCCGTCTTCGACATCAAGTGTGGCAAGTGTCTCCGAGGTTACCTTGTATGCTTCCTGAAGTGGCTCACTTAGAGGAGCTTCGATGTCGTTGCTACTCGTAAAAACGTCGGGTTCGAGATCGGTCCCTTCTAGCATTTCCTGAAGAGGTATCTGCAATGCGTCTGCGATTTTTCTAAGGTTGTCGGGGCGCGGGTCTTTCGTTGTACCTTTTGCAATAGCCATGATTGCAACTTGGCTTAATCCGGTGAGTTTCGCGAGGCGATAGCCGGTCAGGTTTCTTTCCTGCATGAGCTGCGTTAAACGTGTTGAGAACGGAATAACACTTAAAACTTCCACGGCTTTTCTCCCTGTTTTGCTTAGGTATTTATTGATAAAAATTATATCAAGTTTGCATAAACATTAACATCTTATAACTAATTGACTTCAAAACTCTCACAATGATAATATAACTAAAATTTAATTAAGTTAGGAGGAGCCATGAAGCCTTCTGTGAGAGACAATGTTCTTTTTCTAAAGAAAATCGGCGTAACGCCAAAAGCAATTGCCCAGAAGACGGGAGTGTCTTTGCCCACGATCTACAGATACACGGTGGAGGAACCGTCGAAACAGTTTTATGTGATTGAACACGCGATAGAAGTTTTCGCGCAAAGCGAAGCAAAACGTGTGAAAAAAATCATTGAGGACTATGAAGCCTCATTAGGAGAATAAATGAACTACTTTAGAGATCAAGGACCCCTCCTTCTTGTGAACGGTTACCGAATCGTTAAGATCGCAGGAAGAGGAAAGAATCCGATTGAGAACGGCTGGACAAAAAAGATCGTTACCGCCGAGGACTGTGAAAATGACAACGCCGCAGATCGAAGCGTTGGCATAATCTGCGGCGAAGACGTTATTTGCATAGACGCGGACATCAATAACGGTAATGTTGCGAGCGGGATAAAGGAGTTCATTAGACGACAATATCCTGACTGCATTATACCGACTCGCTACGGGAAGCGCCCGAAGTTTGCAATGCTTTTCCGAAACACCCATAACCTCCCGCCGAGCAGAACTCAAATATACGAGAAGCTCGAAGGAGACGATCACGTAACGGCACAAATTGAGTTCAGAGGCAAGAACCAGCAGTTTGTCGCTTACGGCATACATCCGGCCACGGGCAAAGAGTATGAATGGGAAAACGGGTCGCCCGAGTTTCTGTCAGCAGAGGACCTTCCGACTTTAACGCCTGAGATCAGAGACGCAATCGAGCAGAAGCTCGACGAGCTTGTAAAAGCCGAAGGATTTTCTGCGGAACATCCTGCCGAAAGCGGAAAGGCTATCGAAGACACCAAGCTCGAAGAGGAAGACATCGAGCTTTTGAATATGTCCAAGCGCAAGGGTATGTCGATTGAAGACGCAGAGGAAGCGTTGAAAGACTGTACTTTGAGCGTTGATGATTACAACTCTTGGCTTACCGTCGGGCAAGCGCTGCACTTCGAGTTCAACGGGGCCTACGCCGCGTGTGATCTTTGGGACAAGTGGAGCGGGAAGTCGCCGAAGTACGAGGCGGGCAAGACCCGTGAAAAATGGGATACGTTCTCGTCTAACAGGGTCAACTCCGTGACAATGGCAACAGTGCTTGTTCACTGTCCGAACTTTCAGCTCAGCGAGATTGTCGCTACTGACGAGAGCGCAATGACCAACATCGTCATGCGCCGTCTTAAAGGCCTTGTACGCTATGTACCTAAGCAGAACAGATGGGCCTACTTTGATGGCCTGCATTGGTGTGTAGGAACAGAGGGAGGCCCCTCGGCACTGGTCCGACGTATTGTCGAACGAGTGCTTAAGGAACAGCTCGACACTTACAAGGCGGACACCTCACTCGGCAAAGCCGTGAGAGGCTACTCGAAACTGTTCATAGCGAATAAGGCCAACCGTGTGCAGCGGCTTTTTGATAACTTCAAGCTGTACGACGAGATGTATTTGGAAGCGGGCGTTATAGACAGCAATAGCCGCTACTTCGGAGTCGGTAACGGAGATATTGATCTTGTGACGGGAGAACTTCTGCCGCCGTCGCCCGAACGTTTTGTCTCCCGTCATACGCACATTTACTGCATTAAAGACGCTCAATGCCCGCGCTGGAGGCAAACGCTGAAGGAGTGCTTGATAGATGACGACGTAATAGATTATTTTCAAAAGCTCGTCGGGCAGGCAGCACTTGGTATGCCGAATCACGGACTTTTGGTATTCCTTTACGGCGGCGGATGTAACGGTAAGTCAACCATTCTTGAGGTTTTGCGTGTAGTTTTCGGAGACTACCATCGCACGGCAAGTCCCGAGGTTTTTCTTTCGTCCAATAGAACAGGCGGTAATCTTCGCACTGACCTTATCGACCTGAGAGGCGCCCGCATTATTGAGCTTCCCGAGACAGGTCAGGGGAGCCGACTTGACGTTCACCAAATGAAGCGTATCACGGGCGGCGACCAGCTCAGCGCCCGAGTCCCTTATGCCGTGGAGCAGGAAAGATTCTCGCTTGTAGGCGTACCGTTTATTGCCACGAACTACCGTCCCGACATTCGCGAGGCGGATGATGGAACTTGGCGCAGAATTAACTCGATTAAGTTTCGTCGTAACTTTGAAATTGATAAAACGATCAAGAAGGACGAGCACTTGCGTGAGAAGCTCGCTCTTGAGTACGAGGGCATCCTCAATTGGGTGATTGAAGGTGCGCTCAAGGTGCAGAAGGAAGGGCTTAAGAAACCGGAAGAGGTGCGTAAAGATGTCGAAGAGTACAGAAGGGACAATGATCTTGTGGGTAAATTCGTTGACGAATGCTTAGTCTTCGACGAAAAAGGACACATCAACGGGAAGCCGCTTTCCGGTTTGTGGAAAATGTTTTGCGAAGAGAAAGGAGATAACGGCGGACTTAATACGCAGACCAAGTTGATCGACGCAATCGCGCGCAGATATGGCCTTGAAAGCAGAACAGTGAAGGGCTACCCGAGATTGAAGGGTATTAGGGCCAAAAAGGATGACGAACGCATGAACAGCGGCGACGAAGACTGACACTTGAACAACTTCCTATAAACCACAATAGCCTCGGAATTTAACTTACGGGGCTTTTTCGTGTCTGACAAATACCTTGAACAAGAGATCGCTACTCGGCTTGCCGAGTTCTTTGACGACCCGCTAGGGTTCGTGATGTGGGCTTTCTCGTGGGGACAGCTCCCCGAGATGTCGGTCGTGCGTCTGCCCGAGCCTTGGCGCTCTCAGTTTCACTGCGACTTTGGCCCCGACAAGTGGGTGTGCGAGCTATTGGAAGACATCGGCCGCGGCGTCAGAGAACGCGGCTTTGACGGTGTGAACGCCGTCATGCCTCAGCGTATCGCTATCGCTTCAGGCCACGGTATCGGCAAGTCCTGTCTTACCGCGCTTCTTGTGACGTGGCTTATGGCAACCCGCCCGCACTGCAAGGGCATCGTTACCGCCGTGACCGCAAGCCAGCTCACCACCAAGACGTGGGCTGAAATCAACAAGTGGATGAAGCGGTCGGTCGTCGCCGATATGTTCGAGTACACCGCAGACTCCATCCGCGCTAAAGAGGCTCCCGAGACTTGGCGAGTGGACGCGGTGACCTGTAAAGAGGAAAACTCCGAGTCTTTCGCGGGTCAGCACGCCGCATCCTCGTCTCCGTTCTACATCTTCGACGAAGCCTCGGGTATCTCTGAGAAAATCTTCGAGGTTGCCGAAGGCGGTCTAACCGACGGCGAGCCTTTCATGTTCATGTTCGGAAACCCGACACGAGCCTCGGGTACGTTCTATGCCGCTTTTAACGACCGCAAGAAAAGGGCGTCATGGTACACGCGGCACGTGGACTCCCGAGACGTGGCGATTACCAACAAGCGGCAGATCGAAGCGTGGAAGGACGAGTACGGGGAAGACTCCGACTTCTTTAGAGTTCGTGTCCGCGGAGAATTTCCGAACCAAGCAAGCAATCAGTTCATACCTTCCTTCTCGGTTGAAGAGGCTATGAAGCGCGCGCCTACCGATCACCCGACGGTCGCCACCATCGGTGTGGACGTGGCCCGTTACGGCGACGACGACTCCGTAATTTTTTTCCGGTTTGGCAAAAACGCCAAAATGCCCTACCGAGTTTTTCACGGACTCTCTGTTGTAGCACTCGCCCACGAGATCAAGAAGGCTATCGCTTACTGCTACGAACTCGGCTTTAAGCAGGTCTATTGCTTCGTGGACGAGACGGGCGTCGGCGCAGGCGTCGTGGACATCCTTTTGGACGCAGGCTACAAGGAAGTCTATGGCATTAACTTTTCTATGGCCGCGGACGACTCAGATCAGTTCGACCGCAAGAGAGACGAGATATGGGGCCGCGCCCGAGAGTGGCTTAAGAAAGGGTGTCTCGTTGAGGACGAGGACCTGAAGCACGACCTTGTGGCGCCCGAGTATGAAATCCGTCCGTCGGGTGCTATCAAGCTCGAAAGCAAAGAGAGCATGAAAAAGCGCGGTCTTAGTTCCCCTGACATCGCCGACGCTTTCTGTCTCACATTCTCAATGCTGATCGCGGAATATTCGCCCGAAGACTACCAGCGCGCCAACCAGCACGTGGCACAGGCCCGCATGGATTACAACCCCCTCGATTTCCGCTTCTGATACTTGACGAGCTTTCTGCGCCCGATACTACGGCAAAACAACGGAGAACTTTATGCACGTGAAGGTATTGAGCACGCAGGAGGTTATGTCGTACCCGGGCTTTGACGAACTCATTGAGGAGTATTCGCAAGCCTTCGACAACTCTCAGACCGGCGCCGTCAAAGTGGATTGGAAAGCCTACGAGGACTTCGGGGACAACCTGAAGACTGCGGCCGTGATTGCAGAAGGAAAGATCGTCGGCCTTGCCGCCGTCTTGATTCAGCACTCCCGCCACTACGATATGCCC